GTGTTACAGTACAGGGTCATAGAGAAACTAAACATACTATTAAGCAAAATTGGTTTGAACAAGAGTATAAAACAACAGGTGCAGTGTTTAATCATAGCTTATTGTTTGAGCGTAAAGGTTATAACGGAGAAGCTCGGGAACAATTAACTAAATGGGCTAAAGATATAAACTTGTTTTATAAACTTTTAGCTATTAGACCTAAATGGGGTTTAGATTTTAGTATGGACTATGTAGATGATCAAGGCAATGCAATTGAGGTACTGCACTGGGAGTATGATGGTTTTAGTTATGAAGAAATACAAGAAAAGAAGCTTATAAACGAGTATAAATTCCTTAAGATGGATTGGGATGATGTTAGTAAACAAGTACTTGCTCGTAAAGAAGAGTGGTATAATTTAGACTTCTTTGAACAGTCTGCTTGGAAGTGCGATTACATTGGGGTTGAAAGAGAACGTTATAAAATGGTAGCATGGTAAATGACTATATTTGATTACTTAAATTCAATACTGTACAGTAAGAATAAAATAGAACTAAACTGTGATGATGAGTCACAGTTTAGTATTTTTATGATTAATAGGTGGTCATCTTTTTATTCTAAAGATGTAGCCAATTATATTAATCTAACTACAAATACATATGCTAATCTTTTTAATAATAAGCAAGATCAATACAATTTAGTGTATAACATAGTACCTAAAATGAAATACAAACGTTTAGATTACATTAAAAAGGTTAAAAAAGAGGATGTAGAAAAAGATAAACCTTTAATACCAGAATTTATGAGTCAAAGAGAATACATCCGTAACGTTGAATTAGTAAAGTTACTATCTAAATAAAAAATATGGCACAAGTATCAATCGACAGACTAGCAACAAAAAGAAGTTTAATAGATTTAGATAGCTATGGTAAGGGTAATTTTGGCTTAGGTGATGACTTTATCCTTTCTAAATTATTTGATGATATTCTATTGGTGGAGTTTATTGACGAGGTTAATGATAACTCAGGTGATGCTATTAAAAGAAATGGTATATTTGTACCTACAAACGCGTTAATTAAAGCTTGGAGAAAAGCTCAAGTAGTATTAGCCGGTCCAAGCGTCACACAATGTAAAGTTGGTGATATAGTTATATTTCCAAATGACAAAGGAGCTTCTGTATCAAATATAGAAGTTGATGGGTATGGTAAGTTAAAGAAAGGTGTATTTTTAAATGAGCTCCGTATATTTGGAGTGTGTAAAAAAGTTAAGAGTGAGTCAATTGCAGAAAACGTAGAACTAATAAATGAAGATAGCGTTATCCAACCTGAAAAATCTGTTAAGCAAAAACGCGTGTGAAGTAGTGTTTGCTAGACGTAGACCCAAAGCTGGTAAACCACCAGTTAGACGCATGCTTTGTACCTTAGATGACAACATTTTAAATAGTACAAACGGACGATTATCTTTAAATTATACACCACCAGGGGGAGCTCCTTCTTACAACCCAGAATCTAAAAACTTATTATTAGTTTGGGATATATTCATGCAGGATTGGAGAATGGTAAGTATGGATAATTGTGATTTAGTAAATACTATACCAGAGGATCAATTTTGGAACTATTTTAACAATACGCTATTAAAAATGTCCGCACAACAAAAAATGGCATATATGGACTCATGATTGAAAAGACTGAAAAAATGATTAACAATTTCCTGCAAAGGAATATAGTATTTTTCATTAATAGTGAAAAACCAATGAAGACTGGGAAACTTCTCATTTTTAAGTTTAAAGATTTTTATTTTAATTTTATTATTAAAACTGATAACGTTACAAAAACGTTTGAAATACCTTACCCCTTTAAAGTTGAACAAGGTACTAATTGTTTAAAATTTTCTTATACTATTGAAGATTTTTCTCAAAAAAATATGGATTTGTTAGTAAAAGCAAAATTACTAAAACCTAAAAAAAGAAACAAGTTGTACAACACAACAGTTGTTTTATCTGCATTAAATTAAGATTTGATATTTACGGGTACTAAACTATACTTACTTTGTGTATAGTCGATACCTAACTAAATTTCCAGATGGCTACAACCCTAGTAGTCAACAAATTGACCTTATTAAGCGAATAGAGGATGCTTATGCTAAAGGTTACAAGTACGTTATATGTAGTGCACCTACAGGTTCCGGTAAAAGTTTTATATCTAAGACTTTAGGAAACGTATCCAATAAGTGCAGTGAGGAGTTTAAACGTTTAATAATGTCGTATGATGCTTTTAAACAAGATTATATGGGTAATCATACCCATGAAATGGATTGCTTAAGAGAACCTAGCCATGGTGCATTTGCACTTACAATTACTAAATCATTACAGGATCAATACAAGCAACTCTTTGATGACTCTTCGACCCTCAAAGGTAAAAGCAATTACCAATGTGAGGTCAATACTGACGTTGACGTTGAAAATGCGCCTTGTCTCCTATTGCCAAAGTTAAAAGAAGAGTGTTGGTCAGTTAATAAATGCCCATACTATAATGCAAGAAACAGATCTTTAACTGATCAATTTAGCATTTTAAATTATAAAATGTTTTTATCTTTACCAGCACATGTTAAACGTAAAAATTTTATTATATGTGATGAAGCATCTGAACTTGAAGAAGAGTTAGTAAAGCACTTCACGGCATTTGTTGATCCTGAAAAGTTTAAACTGTTGGGCGTAAGAGTACCGTTACTATACTCTGAAGATATGCAACATGTACGTACTTGGCTTACTACATTAATGGTAACGTTAAGTGAGCATATTGATGCATTAACACAAAAGCATAGTAGTAAAAATACTACATTAAATATTAATGATAAAATTAAGTTAAATTACTTTAAGAACTTTCATCGTACATTAAACCTTATAGACGAAACTTGGGATAAATGTGAGTATATAATTCAGCGTGAAAAAGCTACGGTAAGAGTAACTCCTTTACGTGTAGATGTTTTATCAAAGTATGTTTTTGATTATGCTGAGAACGTTTTATTAATGTCAGCTACTATTGTTGATCATAAAAACTTTGCAAAGAGTTTAGGTATTGATACTTATAAATATATTGAAGTTGAAAGTACTTTCGATAGTAAAAAAGCTCCAATATATGTATCTAATGTAGGTAGACTTAGTAAGCAAAATATAGAGAAAAATATGCCCAGAATTGCAAAGCTTATTAAAGATATTTGTTCATCTCACGGCAATGAAAAAGGTATTATACATACCCATACATTAGATATAACTAGACAACTTCAAAAATATCTAAAAGATGAAAGATTTTTATTTAGAGATGCAGAATCTAAAAATGATATTATATTATCAAAGCATTCTAAATCTAAAGAACCAACAGTTATAGTAAGCCCGTCTATGACGTTTGGTGTTGACTTAAAAGATAACTTAGCTAGGTTTCAAATAATAGTTAAAGCTGGTTATTTACCTTTAGGTGATAATAGAATAAAACGTTTATTTGATGAAGATAAAGTATGGTATACAGATAAGATGCTTATTAACCTTGTACAAGCTTGCGGTAGAGGTGTTAGAAGTAAAGATGATTATTGTAATACCTATATAATAGATCAAGCTATTACCGATGCTGTCATTGCTAATAGAGCTAAATTACCAAAATACTTCGTTGACCGGTTTGCATAAATATTATTGTGCAGTCATTTAAACAACATCATAATCAATTGATAGAAGAAGGTAAATTTGGTAACATATTAAAGGCTGCAACGTTAGCCACCATGGTTGGTTCTTCTGCACCTGGCATGCCAACTCAGGATCATAAATCAGACACTACAGTTCAACAGGCTTTACACCACACATCTAACGCAAAACCTAGCGATGATGCTATTTTTAAACAACTTGTAAAACATGAAGGGTATAAAAAACATATATACAAAGACACAAAAAATATACCTACAATAGGGGTGGGGTTTAATTTAAACGATAAAAATAATCAGCGTATACTTGCAAAGTATGGCATATCTAACCATGAGTTGCAAAATGGATTATCAGATTTAGAAATAAGACAATTATATAATGAAACAGTAAAAATAGCAATATCAAATGCAAGACATTTCACGCAAGGTAAACTTGAAACCTTACCTACTAATGTACAATTAGCTTTAATTGATTTGTCTTTTAATTTAGGACCAAACAAATTAGCTCAATTTAAAGATTTACGGCATGCTATTATTAATAAAGATTTTCAAGCAGCAGCTGCAGCTTTAAAAAATAGTAACTGGTACCATCAAGTAAAAAACAGAGGAGTAGATTTAGTAAATCAAATTAGGAGCGCCTCTTAAGTTTTTTGTTCATTTTTCTTAATTTGTTACCTTTAATGTCTTTAGGTACCTGCATTAAAGTTACTTGCATTTTTGTATTGGTATCACCCCAAAAACCGCTTGCAGCGTCTGTTGTACCACTACTTTGATTAGTACCATTAAACACATTATTCATGTGCCCATGATCAGTAGATCTTTTAGCCGTTATACGGCGTTTTGCGTCAAACGGGACGTATCTATCCTCTTTAACTACTTTTTTTTTGACTTATCGCTTAACCCCTTATATCTATCACCTATTTTTTTAACAAATGGGTTTTTAGACATTCCAACCTTCTTCTTTTCCTTGTCGGAAACTTTAGCTCCTTTTTTAATTTCAGCTTTTACCTCAGCTTTTTCTAACCATTTTGGTTTCTTAGCTTCATTTAAAATTTCTTGAACTAATAGATTGAACTTCATATTATTATTTATATAATCTAGTATGGTTAAAAGTAAAAAAGTTATATGTGTAGTTACGGGCAAATCTACTGCTTACGCTGGGGAGTACCTACAAAAGAAAATAGAAGAGTATGGTGGAGAAATTGCTTTAGACAAATTTTATATATGCAAAGAGGTAAGAGCGTTACTAAAAAAAGGTTATAAAGTTAACGACATACGTAAGATATTAGATGTACCAGCAGATATAGACCCACCACCACAAGATGTGGTAAACGAAATAGAAAAAGATTACCAGAAGACATCATTCAAGGTAAACGACACCAATAGTCAATCTCTTAGTACTATAACAGATTTAACTTACGATAAATCGGATGAAGACGTTGAATCCTTCATTAATGCATATATAATCAAGAAGTTATGATCGATATTGAAACAGTTAATAAACCAATTGATTACGAACAATATAATTTTGTAAGTAGTGTTAAAGAGTATCCTATACTATTTTTGGGATTTGTAATTAAAAATCAATACGACAATTTAAGAGTTAACTTGCAAGAAAAGTATGATCCTATTAATCTCTTACATTTCAGTAAAGATAAACAATCAGTAACCGCTCTTAAAGGTATTAAATTAGTACCTAACGCTAGCGTTAAAAAACTTTATAATGCTATTAAAATGCAGGAGCAATTAGTTATGAATTTAATGGTGTATGAAAATCTATTAAATCAATACGGGTTTGCATGTAAAGAGACATACGGGCTTTATGCTCCAGGTATGTACCCTATTGATTTTAATAATTTAAAATCTATTTGCGATAACGATTTTAATAGCGATAAAAAAATATTTCAACATCTTTTAGGCTTGGATGAAAAAACTTTCGATTTTCAAAAGTTTTCTTCCTTGAAGTTGTTTATACTTACTGTATAATCCATTACACAAACTTAAATATTATACCGTGTATGACAACAAAAAGTAAACTATGATTTTTGACGAACAGATTTCCCGTAAGCCTAATTTATATCCTTGGACAGAAGATTTTATAGAATCTATGCACAACGGTTTCTGGACTCATAAGGAGTTTAGTTTTAAATCTGATGTACAGCAATTTAAGGTAAAGCTTTCAGATCAAGAAAAAGAAATTATCATACGTTGTTTATCAGCTATTGGTCAAATTGAAGTAGCTGTAAAAACGTTCTGGGCAAAACTTGGAGAAAATTTACCACATCCATCTATTCAAGATCTTGGCTACGTTATGGCTAACACAGAAGTTATCCATAATAATGCATACGAAAGACTACTCACTGTTCTTGGCTTAGAGGACGTATTTGAACAAAATTTAAAATTAGATTGGATACAAGGTCGTGTAAAGTATCTTAAAAAATATACACACCGGTTTTATAAAGATAAAAAAAAGCAATACCTTTACGCTATTATTCTTTTTACCCTGTTTGTAGAAAATGTATCATTAATGAGTCAATTTTATATTATAAATTGGTTTGCTCGTAATAAGAACGTTCTAAAAGATACAGACCAGCAAGTAAAATACACCCGTAATGAAGAACATATTCACGGATTGATTGGTATTAAAATTATTAATACTATTAGAGATGAGTACCCAGAACTTTTTGATAAAGAACTAGAAGAAAGAATTCTTTCAGAAGCTAAAGAAGCTTACGAAAGTGAAGCTAAGATTATTGACTGGATGGTTAATGGTTTACAAGAACAGGGTTTATCAGCTCACGTTCTTAAAGAGCTTATTAAAGAACGTATTAATGAATCTTTAATTAGTATTAAATTTCCTACTGTGTTTAAAGTAGATGAGCAAGCAATGAAAGACGCTTCATGGTTTAATGAAGAGTTGTTAGGTAATAATATGACGGATTTCTTTCATTCCCGTCCAGTTGAATACTCTAAGAAGTCACAAAGCTTTTCAGAAGACGATTTATTTTAATATTTTATAAACATGACAAACAAGAACATTTACTGGCTAAATAGCGACTCTAGAAAGTTTCTCGAACGTGGTTACCTTTTAGAAGGTGAAACAGCTGAGTTACGTATTAGAGACATTGCAGAAAAAGCAGAAGCTTATCTTAAAAAGAAAGGTTTTGCTGATAAGTTTGAAGGATATATGCATAAAGGATTTTACTCCCTTGCATCGCCTATTTGGTCTAATTTTGGTCGTACACGAGGATTACCTATTTCTTGTTTTGGATCTTACGTAGACGATGATATGGATGATATTCTATATAAGATATCTGAAATTGGTACAATGTCAAAAGCTGGTGGAGGTACATCTGCTTACTTTGGTGCAATACGTCCTAGAGGTGCACCTATATCATCTGGTGGAGAATCTTCTGGCGTACATCACCAATTAGTAGTGTTTGAAGCTCTTACAGATTATATTTCGCAAGGTAATGTACGTAGAGGTTCATTTGCAGCTTATTTACCTATTGACCATAAAGATATAGAAGAGTTTTTAAAAATTAGAGGTGAAGGAGA